GGTAGTTCATTAACAGGAGTAACAGCAGCAGTTGATATCGATTCATTAAGTGCAGCAGCAATAGCACAAACAGATAATTTAATTTTCTCAGATGCTGGAACCGAATCAAAAATTACATTTAGTAATTTTGAAGACGCAATTTTCGGTAATGTATCAGGGGACGCAACAATCGCAGCAGGTGGTGCTTTAACAATAGCAGCAGATTCCGTAGAAGGAACAATGTTAAACACAAATGCAGCAGACACATCAACAATAGAACTATCAAGTGATACACTATCAGTATTGAAAGTTCCTAATGCACTTACCGTTGATAACGCTACTATTGCATTAAATAGTGGTACAACATTTGACGGAAGTGGAGCAGTAACAATCTCCATTAAAGACGGAGGAGTTGACGCTGACGCATTAGCAGCAGCAGTTGCTGGTGGTGGTTTAACTGGTGGTGGTGGTTCCGCATTAGCAGTCGGAGCAGGAACGGGTGTTACCGTAAATGCAAATGATATCGCTATTGGACAGGCAATTGGAACAGGTGATTCACCAACATTTACAAACTTAACACTTTCAGGTGATTTGACAGTAAGTGGAACAACTACAACACTAAACACAGCAAACTTATTAGTAGAGGACAAATTCATCTTACTAAATAGTGGTTCAGATGCGACCGGAGATGGTGGTATTTTAGTTGGTAGTGGTTCAAACCAAAGTGGTAGTGCTTTCGCATGGGACGATTCAACAAATCGTTGGGCAGTTCAATACGATACACAACTGAAACACGACGCAACAGCAGTAGCACCAGAAGCAAATGTGTCATTATATGTTGGAACGGCCTATACAGGTTCAGCAACATATACACAAAAAGGTAATATCAAAGTAGACGATACTACTGAAGACATCTTTATTTACTCTTAATGAGTAAGTAAATAAAGGTTAATATGGGATTAATAGATAGTAAAGAAGCAAAAAAACTAAGATTATCCAATCAGGAAAAAAACGAAGGTGTTTCAAAAGAGACACCTTCGTTAAAGTTGGATAAACAAGAAATTGAGTTTCTTTTATATTTAATACAAGAAGGAATGATTCCAGGAAAAAGACTGATAGAAGCAATATCAGTTGTAGAAAAATTACAAAAAAGTTACAAAGAACAAAAATAACTTTATTGGCCTTGATGTGGCAATCAAGGAAGTGGGCTCAACGAGTAACCAACCATAAGGAGACAAATTAAATGCCAAGTTGGAAAAAATTAATCACAAGTGGAAGTGCAGCTTCCCTTTCAAGTATCACCACATCTGGTGATATTACTATACCAGCAACAAATAAAATTTATTTAGATGGTGGTTCTCATACTTACATAGATGAAGTAGCATCAGACCAACTAAGATTGGTAGCAGGTGGTACAGAAATTTTAAAAGGATATTCAAGTGGAGTTATTGATATTTATGGTTCAAACATAAATAGAAGTATTGAGTTAGGTTCCAACAGAACTGGAGATGGTGCTTCTTATATTGATTTTATAGGTGATACAACTTATACAGATTATGGATTTAGAATAATTAGAAATTCTGGTGCTAATGGTATTACTCAATTACTACATAGAGGTACTGGTGAAGTACAACTGACTACACAAGAATCAGCAGGTATAAGATTTAGAACAGGTGGCTCTGATGCATTAATGATTAACTCAAGTCAAAATGTAGGATTGAAAGCTACTGGAAAATTATTCTTTGATGGAGTAGATAGTACCGGTGATACTTATATCCACGAACCATCAGGAAACCAAATAGGGCTTGTTACTGGTGGTAATACAAGAGTATTAGTTCAAGCACATAAAACTTACATTAATTCAACTGGTGCCAATGGATTAGTTATTAACAATGATGAAGGACTTACTACTAATTCAGGAAGAATATTCTTTGAAGGAAATAGCACAACTGCCTTAATGCAAGAAGCTGATGATTTTAGTATTAGAACTGGTGCAACTACTGGTACTTCAAGTGGTACAGAAAGATTTAGGGTAAATACTTCTGGAGTGGGAGTAACTGGAGATGTAAATGCAACCGGTGATGTTGTGGCATATTATTCATCAGACAAAAGACTTAAAGACAATATTATTCGTATAGAAAATCCATTAGAAAAGGTTGAAAAAATAGGTGGTTATACATTTGATTGGAACGACAACCAACAAACTTATACAGGAAAAGATGTCGGAGTAATTGCACAGGAAATCCAAGAAGTTCTACCAGAACTCGTAACCGAAAGAGATAATGGATACTTAGCAGTCAAGTATGAAAAAATTGTTCCATTATTAATCGAATCAATCAAAGAATTAAAACAAGAAGTTGATGATATCAAACAAAAATGTGATTGTTTGAACAAATAACTTTATATTTATTACTAAACCAAAACAGGAGTTATAATGGCAAAAGCTAAAACACAAAAAAAACAAGAAATCAAATTCACTCAAGAAGAGTTAAATTCACTAAATGGTTTGAAAGTCAATTTTGAAAGATTACAGAATCAATTAGGTTCTATTGAAATAAATAGAATACAAACTGAATCTCAATTGCAAACTATTGAAGACGAAAAACTTAGACTTGAAGCAGAGTATTCAAATCTAAAAGACCAAGAAGGTCAATTAGTAAATACTCTAAATGAAAAGTATGGAAGAGGACAACTCGACCCTACAACTGGTGTTTTCACACCACAAAAATAATTCGCTCACAGAGTGATTTTGAGAATTTTATTTGATATTTATTCATACCAAATAAAACCCAATTAGGAGAAAAAAAATGGCAGAAAGAGTAGTAAGTCCAGGTGTATTTACCAACGAAAAAGACTTATCTTTCTTACCGCAAGGGATAGACGGAATTGGAGCAGCATTAATCGGACCGACATTAGACGGACCGGCATTTGTTCCAACAACCATCAGAAACTTCGGTGAGTTTGAAGATATTTTTGGTAAAGAAACTCAAGACTTTTATGTTCCATTTGCAGCAAAACAATATTTAAGAAACGCTGGAAATGTAACAATCGTTCGTGTTATGGGATTAGGCGGATACTCAAACAATACAGTAGCTTTAAGTGTTAGTGGTTCAGACGGGTTAGTTCATACCGTAGCAACACTAAAACCTTCACGAGGCGCAGCAGACCCAGATAGTTTAGACTTAACAACAACCGCACTTAGTGGTAGTGTTAATACAAAAAGCAATTTTGGTCTTACGATTGGCGGAACTGCATATCAATTATCATTTGATTCAAGTTCAGCAAACTATATCGGTAAAGTATTTAGTGAAGACGCACAAGACAATACAAAAAATGTTTACTTGTATTCTAATCTTTTACATACACAAAACATAATAACGGGTACATCAGTAGTTTTCGTAACGAATGCTGCTACTGACCCATTTTCATCGAATTATTCGGTGGCAACAACACCATCAATCACATCACAACTTGTAAGTAATTCAAGAACAGAATTATTTAAAGTTAACACTCGTTCACACGGAACAAGTCAAAACACAAGATTTAGAATCGGTATATCAGATGTTAAACCAGCAACTGATGTAGCAGGAAGTGATTATGGTACATTTAGTTTACAGGTCGTAAGCCATAATCCAGGTCAAAATGATGACGGAGATATTTTAGAAAACTTCTCTGGATTAAATTTTGATGAGGATTCAGTAAACTACTTACCAAGAGTAATTGGAGATACCTATACAACAGTAGACAATTCAACAGGAAAATTAACCAATAATGGTGATTATCCGAATCGTTCAAAATATGTATATATTTCTGATTATGGTAATTTAACAGGAATTTCGAAAGAATTGGTTCCTATGGGATTCGGAAAGCTAACTTTACCACACAGAACATCAGTAGTAAGTGGTTCAGCTTCTTTCCCAACAGCATCATTACTTGGACTAACACAAGCAGCTAAGTCAAGTCAGGTAAATTCAAGAGGAACATTTGACCAAAATGCTTTCTATGGATTTGACTTTGGTCAAACTGCTACAAGTTCTTTTGACGACAATAGTGAATACTTAGCACCACTACCTTCCACAGGAACAGGTACTGGTAGTAATGTAACTATGAGTTTGGAAGATTGTTTTGGAAACGATGACGCATCTACATTAGGTGCTACATACGCAAATGGTTCAACAAAAATCAGTTTAACAAATTCAGCACTTGGTCAAAGAAAGTTCCAAGTTCCTTTCCAGGGTGGTTTTGATGGACAAAATCCAGCACAAGACATTAAAACTGGAACAGATATCGTAGCTACAAATTCACAAGGATTTGACTTATCTGCAGCAGATAAAAGTGGTTCAGTTGCATTTAAAAACGCAATTACAGCTATTTCAAACCCAGACGAATTTGACATTAATCTATTAGCAACACCGGGTGTTATTCATTCAATTCACCCATCAGTAACAAATCACGCAATTGATAAAGTTGAAGATAGAGCAGACGCTTTCTACATTATGGACGGCTCTCACTATTCAGCATCAGTTCAAAATGCTATTGATGATGTTGCGGCAGTAGATTCAAATTATGCAGCTACTTACTATCCTTGGGTAAAAGTATTGGATAGTGTTAAAGGTAAACCTACTTGGGTTCCACCTTCAGTAGTGTTGCCAGGTGTTTACGCACAAAACGACAGAATTGGACAAGAGTGGTTCGCACCAGCAGGTCTAAATCGTGGTGGTTTAACAGAAGTATTAGAAGCTAAAACAAGACTAACGAACTTGGAAAGAGATGATTTATATGAAAGTCGTGTAAATCCTATCGCTACTTTCCCAGGTCAAGGTGTAGTCGTGTTTGGTCAGAAAACACTTCAAGGTAAACCAAGTGCATTAGACAGAATCAATGTAAGAAGATTGTTGATTAACTTGAGAAAGTTCATCGCTTCTACTTCAAGATTCTTGGTATTTGAACAAAACAATAGTTCTTTAAGAAATCGTTTCTTGAATATTGTTAATCCATATATGGAACAAGTTCAAGCAAATGCAGGACTAACAGCATTCAGAGTAGTAATGGATGAATCAAACAACACACCAGATGTTGTAGATAGAAACCAATTAGTTGGTCAAATCTTCATTCAACCTACAAGAACAGCTGAGTTCATTGTATTGGATTTTGCAGTTCAACCAACAGGAGCAACATTCCCAGAATAATAGGAATATTGATTAAGAAAAACCCCCGATACTCTCGGGGGTTTTTTGTTATGATAATGAAGAGAATAAAAATTGAGAGTTTAACCACCTAACTCACAAGGGTTGTTTCTAAATCGTGAAACTCTACATAACCCACTCGGTTCCAAATATGTAGTCACCGAAAACCCACAACTCAATAGGTTCTTACGATTACGACATTAACACCTATTTTGGATAAATCGCAAAGGTATCAGCGTATTCTGCCAATGTATTGTGTTGATTTCTCACAAAACCATATTGTGGTTTACTACCACCACGATACCTAATTCTATAATTACCAGTCATCATCATTTCTCTAATAACTGGATTCCACCTTAATCTCATAGGAATACCTTTGTAATGAGCTACTTCACCAAGGTCAGTATTAGCGTAATTCATAATATTTAATCTTGGTTGATTTTGATTAGCTTCATACAATTCCATAGGATTGTGTGCATATTGATAAACATTCATAGTGAATGTCCTATTGTCAAAACCAAAACATCTTTCTACAAGAGTATCTTGGTAATTTCTCATATAAATACCTTCGGTATCAGTCGTTATTGTTTCATTATTTTCAATCATTTCGTTTCCTTTTATCATTATCATAACACTATAATATACAAATACTATTTGTAAATGTCAAGCTTTTTTTTAAATTATTCTTCGTTGTCTTCGTGGTTATCTCTTTCGTAAACTTCTTCTTCACAATCATCACAAAGGAAAAAGCCGTCTATTTCAACACCACACTCTTCACATATTATTTCATCAATCATACTATAATATACTAAATCTTTTTGTAAAAGTCAAGCTTTTTTTTAACTTTTTTAAAAGTGGGAGATGTTAAACATCATCCCAACTTTCAAGTGTAACTTCTACTTTACCATTTCCTAATTCTTCCATTTCACCCACACACAATTCGGGATTCATTTCGTGAACTTTAGATGTCACTAAGGCATCAACTACAATATGGTTAATTGCCTCCGTAACTGTAAATCCATCATTTACCATATCATTTAATAATTCCTCTGGATTCATCAGATTAGGTTCTGCTTCTATCACTACTTTCATTCCACTAACGTAACTCATTTTATTTTCCTTTATATTGTTATCAATCATAACATAATATACAATGAATAAATGACAAAGTCAAGTAAAAACTTCAAAAAAACTTCTAATAATTATATTAAAATAAGTTCTTATAAGAAATCACTTTTTTTCATTTCGTTATATTTATTAATGTAATAGAAAATTCTTATTTATAGGAGAAAGAAAGTGGCAATGTTAGACCCAAATGAAATATTTTTTACACCATTTGAACCAAAAATGGCAAACAGGTTCATTATGGAAATCGATGGAATACCTGCATATTTAATCAAAACAGCAGCAAGACCATCACTTAACTTAGGTGAAGTACCACTTGACCATATCAATGTTAGAAGATATGTTAAAGGAAAGGCAGAGTGGCAACCAATTACCGTAACTCTATATGACCCAATCGTACCATCAGGTGCACAAGCAGTTATGGAGTGGGTTAGACTACACCACGAATCAGTAACAGGTCGTGATGGATATTCTGACTTCTATAAGAAAGACATTACATTTAATGTATTAGGGCCAGTCGGTGATAAAGTTGAAGAGTGGACATTAAAAGGTGCATTCATCACAACAGCAGACTTCAGTGATTTAAATTACGCAGAAGCTAATCCAGCTGAAGTATCATTAACATTAAGATACGACTAC